CTACTTATAATGGCAGTTTTCATTTTGCAAAAATCTTCTAAACTAACTATTGTAGAATCGCCTACGATATCTTCCCACACAATCTCGTGGAAATCATAAGGAATATTATTTCTTTTTCTTTTTTTTGGATTTTCTTTTTGGATTTTTGGTTTTTTTTGTTCCATAAATCCTTTTATAACTACCCATTAATGTAAGACCCAATTATGAATAGCAATAGTTATTATCACAATAATAATTGCTTGTACCCACCATTTCAAAGAAATAAATGAATCCCACCATTTTTCAATTCTCTCTTTCATTTCGTGACTCCTTTTGTTTTTTCAAAAGTTCTCAATGCTCCCATACCAAGAAGCGACATGACAAGAGGCATTAAAGTCCCCATATCAAGTTGCGGTATGTTTACCACTTCATATTGAAATAAACCACAAATAAATAAAATAAATTTTGATAAAACAAACTCCCAAAAAATTGCTAAAGCACAAGACATTCCGATAAGTGGGCGCCATGACCTTTGCATAAATCCACTTAAACCACCTGCAGTACTTTGAGCATCAGCTAAATTAATATCCATTTGTTTAGATTTTAACTTGGCTTGTATTTCTTCAAATTGTAATTTTAACTTTTCTTTTTCCTCTCCTGAAAAGTGCATATCATCAACAACATTACCAATAGTTTTAATTGTATCACCACCAAATATTTTACCTAGCACCATTACTTACCACCAAATGCTTTATAAAAAGCCGCAATCAAACCATAAGGATCATTAACAGGATAACCCAATTCATTTAATTTTGGTTTTTTATTTTCTTTTTTCTTTTTCTTAACTATTTTTTTCTTTTTCATAATTTACCACACTCTCTTAATTGTTTACTTATTCTTTCCATTTTTGATCTTAAATCTTCTTCTTTATATTTTTTTCTATTATCATGTATCTCTTTTATTTCATCAGCAGTTGTTAATCTTTTTCGCATTTTCCTCATGTCAATCTTTTCATCTGTTCGCTCAGTCTGTGTGCTCTCGCTGGTGTGTGTTTTTTCGCCCATAACGAATCTTCCATTTCAAATCCAGCAGTAGTATAATCTTTATTTCTTAATGCTTCAAACATCTTCTTAAATTTGGCAGTTTTTGGCTTTCCTAATTGGAAACACATGTGAGCAATGATTTCAATAGCATCTTCGTGTATGTCTAATCCCTCACATAAACTTTTAGCATCTTGAACACATATCGCTACATCATAATCAAATATTTTTTCTAATTCTTTTCTGTCATATTTTTTATCTTTTATAAAATGTTCATGAGGTTTAACTAAATGCCCATAACCAATCGTGGCAAATCCAAGATGGTCTTTATAGACAGTATCACGATAACCCTCTTCTTCTCTTAAATGATCTTTTAATGTTTCTATATTCATATCAATCCCCTTTTATATCTTTTACTTTAACTGATTCTGCTTCCCAAGTAAGAACAGATTCATCTTCAATACACTTTTCTAAATAAACTGCAGCATCTAATGATTCTTCTTGAGTTTCTTTTAACCATTCAATTTTAGTTTTTGTTGTTTCTTCCATAGTATTACCATATTTAATTAATCCTTGATTTGCTCGTAAAGCCATTTTATCCATTACTCTTTTTACAAGTTTATCTGGTGTGTCCATACTTCTCCTTTAGTTCTATCATTGATATAAAATTATGTCCTTGAATATGCCCATCAGATAACAATAACTGTGAAACACCATAAGACCAACCATTAGCACTATTTATAGCATAATTTTCTATATGACCAAAGTTCATTGCTGTTCCTACATTTACAATTTTTACATAATTACCTCTACCTAATTTACTTGCTCGCCATGATCTCTCTCTATGACTATGACCAAATACTATGTCATGGGTAGCAGAATTAGATATTTGACTTGCTTCTGCCATTTTACCACCAATCTCTCGCCCCATTTCATTTAAAGGCACATGAACAAAGGCAACTCCTTTTATAAAATAAAAATCACCATACTCACTAATTCCCCAACCTCTTAATCGCCATAAGTTTTCGTATTGCTGTGAAAAAGCACCAACAACTTCTTTGTGTTCGTTTTCATATTTATATAATCGTAATTCGTGATTACCTAAGCAGTAGTGCTTATAACATTCATGATCGCCTATTCCTTTATGTAATAAATCTAATGCTTCTTTTGTTATATTTATATCAGCTAATATGTTTGGTTTCTTTTGCCCTTTAACAGTATGATTTTTATCAAAGGTAGAACAAGAATCAAAAGAACAGAAGTCGCCTATACAAACAACATAATCTGGTTTGTATTCATTTATTTGTTTTCCTATCCAATAAAATCTATCTAAATCTTCATCAGGTGCAACATGGGCATCTGGAATTACAAATACTTTTGTTGGATCAGAAAAGGTGGTTGATTGAGCAGATATTCTTACTACTGGTTTTTTATATTCTTCTATAATTACTTGTGGCTTAGTATCTTTGTATCTATGCCATTCAATAGTCCAATGAGAACTACCTAATGCCAACTTTTCTATTTTATCTATTTTTCTTTGAAGTGTTGTTCTTGGAATATCTAAAACATCTTCAACAATTTTTCTTGCACCTGTAGGATTATTTATTCCACCTTTGCCCATAGGTGGATAACCTTTGTCTAATGCTTCATGAAGTTTTTCTTGGATAAGTTTTAGCTCGTCCCATTCCTTATCTTCCATAGAAGATTATTATACTAATTTTTATAGTTTTGCAAAAAGTGGCTATTTTAGTAATTTAATAAAGGTATAAATGCCTGCTAAAATTGTTCCTATAAATAATGCAACTTTTAATCCACCCATTCCTTTGTTAGATATAGAATTTAAATCGCGAATTTGTTTTTGCATAATATTTATATCTTCACGAATATATTTAACATCTGTCTTTAATTCAGCGATAATAACTCTTTCTTTTTCCCAATCAGACATCTTGCATTCTTTCTATTTGAAAAATTTCTGGGTATTGTTGTAGTAGAAAATAAACTGTTTTACTAATCTTTTTTGTATAATTTTTATCTATTGCAAAGGTATGTAAGCTATTAATTAATTCATCTAAATTTAATTCATGTAGTAGTGTTTGTTTATTTCTTAATTGTCTATATTCTTTAAATTCACTACCTTTATTTAATAAGGTAATATAATCAGCAACACTTTCACATTTCCTTTCATATTTTTTTATCATTATATTACTATTTAATGCTTTTATATGTGGCTGTGATTTATCAGTTTCTATTAAACCATAAAAATTATTACCCTCTAAAGCAAACCTTGATAAACCCCAATTAGATTCATGTATAGCTTGTGCAACAGAAATAACTACTATCGCTCTTGATTGTGGTGGTATTTTAGAATTAAACTCAATCGTACATTCTGTAATACCTAAAACAAATTCATCTTTATTTTTATAACTAAAATCCCATTGATAATTAAAAGCACTACATAATAAAACTAATGTGGCACAAACTGTTTTAATCATTTGCCTTGCCTATTATATTTTTTCCATGATTTTAATTTATGTTTATTTTTTGGCTTGGAACGAGAAGAATTTCCTATTGATGTTCTTTTAACTACTTTATCAAAACTTGTTTTTTGAACTAAAGTCTGTTTCGTCATTATTTCATATTTGATAATGGATTTTCTAAAGCAAGTTTTATTTTTTTATCAATTTTTTCTTCTAATGATTTCATATCATCTTTTAAATCATTAACAGTTTCTTTTAAGTCTTTAGAATTTTCTCTAGCATCTTCCTTAACTTGTTGCTCTACATCATTAACAATTTTTTCAATTCGTCTTACATCTTGTCTTAAATCATTTTTAAGTTCGTTAGCAACATCAGAAACTAATTGTACTTCCTGAATTATCATACTCATTTCTTGAGTTATCATTTCAGTTTCTTGTTGAAGTAATTCTAATCGTTTATCAAAGCCACTTAAATCTGGTGCAGAATATTGCTCTATCTTATCTTTCATATTAAGATAATCTTTATAGAACTCAAAACCACCCCATAAACCACCACCAAGAGTAGTTAAAGCTGTGAGAATAACAAATATCTTGCCACCTTTAAATTTAAGTCCTGCAAATTCCATTTCTGCCATAGCTACTCCGAATCCGTCTGCCATTGGCTGTCTATTATATCGTTCATTAATCCATCACTTCCCGCAAATAAAAAATAACTTGCTATATTATTATCAGATATGACTGTGTCTGGTAAAGTAAGATCTGAAAAAAAATCAACCCTATCATTTAATGCTTGTTGAGTATCAAAAAAGGTTTTAGTATTGCCTAATACTTGCATAACAACCAATGTTTTAGTTTGGCTTACATCATCATATCTTTTCTTATCATCAATTTTTTTCATAAT